CAACTCGCAGCAGACGCAATGAGGCGGCTTATCGAGCATGTGAACCGCAGCGCAGGCCAGCACCAGCGGGCTATTCGGGCGGGGTTTATTGCGGCGATCAAACAAATGAAAGAAGGAAAATAATGAGCACTGCATTGACAACACTGACGGCCAAACTGGCTAAACAGTTTGACATGGGCGATGGGTCTGACCTTGTGAACACGCTCAAGGCGACGTGTTTCAAAAGCGGCACCCAAGTGACTGACGCGCAGATGACGGCTCTGCTGATTGTGGCAAATCAGTATGGATTGAATCCATTCACTCGGGAAATTTACGCATTCCCAGACAAGGGCGGCATTGTGCCGGTTGTCGGGATTGACGGCTGGTCGCGCATCATCAACAACCATGACCAATTCGACGGGATGGACTTTGCGCAGGACGATGAATCTTGCACTTGCACCATTTACCGAAAGGATCGCAGCCACCCCGTCAAGGTCACGGAATGGATGTCTGAATGCCGACGCAGTACCGGCCCGTGGCAGTCTCACCCGAAACGCATGTTGCGCCACAAGGCCATGATTCAGTGCGCCCGTCTGGCATTCGGGTTCTCCGGAATCTTCGAGCAAGACGAAGCCGAGCGGATCATTGAAGCTGACGCGCCAAAACGCATTGATCCCGCCACTGGAGAGGTTACGACAATATTGTTCGACGTGAACGCAGCACTTGACGCCGTTGAGGCGTGCGCCGATTCCGAGTCACTTGCAACAGTCTGGAAAACCGAAGGCGCCAAGGCTGTCACAGCAAAGGACAAGAGCGGACATGCGGCATTGAAGGCGGCAGTGCTTGCCAAGAAAGATGTTATTGAATCCCAGCAACAAGCCGGTGAAATCATCGAAGCAGACGAGGTGCCAGCATGATCGAGCAGGGAAGCGAACAATGGTTTGCCCAGCGTTTGGGCAAAGCCACAGCCAGCCGTATTGCCGACATCACGGCAAAGACGAAAAGCGGGTACAGCACCAGCCGCGAGAACTACTGCATTGAACTGGCGCTGGAGCGGATCACCGGCAAGCGTCAAGAGTCGTACAGCAACGACGCGATGAAGTGGGGCACAGAGACTGAGCCCCTTGCGCGGGCCGCATACGAAGCTAGGACGGGCGCATTGGTGCAAGAGGTGGCAATGATCAACCATCCGACCATTGCAATGTCTGGCGCGTCTCCTGATGGCCTGATTGATTCTGACGGCCTGCTTGAGATCAAGTGCCCGAACAGCGCAACGCATCTGAAAACGATGTTGTCAGGCAAGCCAGCAAGCAACTACATGACGCAAATGGTTTGGCAAATGGCCTGCACTGATCGCGCGTGGTGTGACTTTGTGAGCTTTGATCCGCGATTTCCCGAACATTTGCAATTGTTCACAACTAGGATAACTCGCGACCAGTCAGTTATTGCCGCAACTGAATCAGAAGTGAAATCGTTTCTTGATGAAGTTGCTGCCATGGTCGATCAACTCAACAACCTGCGGCAAGCCGCCTGAGAATTCCAAGTGGAAGTGACGCGAGTCGGTGCATAGAATTTTGTCCCACCCCAGCCGCACGGTGGCCACTTGACCTATTTTGTAACTGCCATGCATGAAGACAACATTGAAAGCCTGTGGCGTAAGGTCATGCACACCAGCGCAGACAACTGCTCGATGGAATTCGCCGCTGGCGCTCCTTTCGAGCGACCAGTTAGCCGGCCTGTTGCCGGAGCGAAAGGATTGTGATGAGCGACTACAGAGGAACGGGACGCACGACGCAACAGATGACCGACGCCCCGCTAGGCGCGGTGTTTGTGTGGTGCAACAGCGCCTTGCACTACCCGGAAGCGCTGGCCCGACAGCTTGGGCGCGATGACTTGGTGATCCGCAGGCTGTCTTGGCTAGAGCGGCGCAACGTGATGGGCCGCACCTTCCCCGGCGTGATCGTTGACCACGCGGCCCACTGCGACGCGGAAGCGTATGAGGCGCTGAACTACCTGCGCACCCGTGGCGTGCTGGTGGCCGGCTAACGCCGCATTGCCCGGTGGCGAAGCCATCCGAGCCGAATGATCAGTTATGCGTGACAAAGGAGCAGTGAAATGAGCGAATTGACTGACCGACTTGAAAAAGCCGGAGAGCAGCACAAAGGGACTGACCTTGGCGGGTTGTTGCAGTGGGCGGTTTTGCACATTGCAGACCAGGACGAAGCCTTGGCAGATGTGCGAGAAGAGCACGCAAACGAAGAGCGTGAGCGCCTAAGACTGGAGCGGGCAGCCTACGACGCCAAAGCCGCGATTGAAACCGCGCTGGCGATTGTGAGCGCCCCACTGTGCAAGCCCACTGAACTCGGGCGCGACCTTGTGCCACACATCAACCTGATGGCTGCCCACGGTGACCCCGACTATCTCAAGAGCAACGGCATGAGCATCCGACACGTTGACTGCAGAGAAACAAAGACAAGGCGCAAGAGCGCATAACGATAAATAACCCAACCTCGCAAGCTTCGACATGTACCGCCGCACCAAAAAATACTCAGCCGCGCGCCAGGAAGCGATGCAGCGCGGCCGCTCCCAGAGCCGCATGGATCAGCCCGCGCCGGACTACCCGGTCGGCTCGCAAGGGCTTAACAGCGCAACTATTTTGAGCACACATGATTGACAAAAAACGAATTGAAACAGAGGCGGACGCCTTTTTCGAGTGGCCCACCAATGATCGGACTTTTGTAACCCGCACGTCAATGTTGATCTTTGCCAACGTGATTGCGGAAATGGTACGGGCGGAAGCCATGCGCGGGGAGTTCATCTGCGGCAAATGCGGCTTGAGAAAAGATGCCGACAAAACCACCACCCCTGACTTCTAACGCCCGCGATGAGGGGCGGAACGTCCCTCTCGATCAACCTGTTCTACCGAATTAAAGAGGTGCTGAAAATGCAAATGACAACCGAACAAATTACTGACCGCTTCGCCGCAATAGTTGGCGGGCAAAACGCTGGCTGCGTGGTGGGTGCTGCCCTGAACATCACCATGACTGCGTTGCAGCAACTGCCAAAAGAACTCGCGGCTGGCGCGGCTACTGGCTTGCGCTCGATGGCCGATCAACTTGACGCGATTGCAAGTGACAACCGCCACTGATGCGGTAGAACGCCTGAAGTATGCGGCGGGCGTAGCACGTCCGCCATGAGTGAAATGTTATGCAGCACTGCTGCCGAAGGAAAAACATGATTCGTTATTTTTGCGATTGCTGCGGCGAAGAAATAGCAGTGCGCGACACCAAGCAACGCAACCCGCTTGGCCGATTGACTGCAAAGCTGAAGCACGGGGCATCAGAGTTGCAAGTTGAAGTGCTGGAAACAAAAGACGGCACAAGCAACGCGGGTGAGTTTTGCAGGTACTGCGTGCTTGATGCGTTGCAGAAACTAGACGACCGACCCCGTGCGGCATAACGCATAGCTGCCCGGTGCGGAGCATCCGCGCCGAGCGTTGAGTTAAACCGAATTCTTACCGGAGACAGTATGGACGAGAAGTGCATAGCTTGTAGATTTTGGCTGGTTTTTCCAGTCGATGAAGATTCCACCTTTAAGCGGGGGACTTGCCGACGATTCCCGCCAGTGATTGACCCAATTGCCGTAAATGAGGAGGTGGTGTTTTACAAAGAAAACGGCAAAGAATGCCCTGACACAAATAGTCATGACCCAACAGTTTGGACGCAGCCATCAACGTGGCAGGACGAATGGTGCGGCGAATATCAACCGATGCGGTTTAACGCAGAAATAACCGCCGCGCAGCGTGCGGGTTGATTGCCCTGTTATGTGGTGGACTGAAACGGAGAACGATATGACGAAATTTGACCCGCACGCGGAATATACCGACCTGTCAGCGAGGTTGCGAGATAAGGCCACAAGCCTAAACCGCTCTGTGCGTGAGCGAAAGGCCGCTGTGCTACTGCGCGAGGCTGCAAAAGGGATTGATGATTTGTTGTCGGGCCTGTCAATCGGGAAAGACGAAATGGCGCGGATTGCATTAGATGGTGAGCGGTTCCGGTGGCTGCGCAATGCGCTTTTGACGACCGACGCAGAGTTTTTTATTGCTGTAGATAGTGAGTACCACAAAGGCCGATGGGCACTGCCTGTGACTGAGGTGGACGCGGCCATTGACGCGGCAATGATCAGGCATAACAACTTGCCGCCGATGGATGTAACGATTACTCCAACCGTGGTTTACGCCACATAACGCCGTTGTGAATGGTGGCTGAAAGCCATCCACTTCGACAAACCTGTTAGCCGCCACAGGACAAATGGCGGCACTGAATTTTTGGAGAGACAACATGCAACCACACCAACAACGGGTAGTAGACGAGAAGGCGGAACTTGACGAGAAACTGACGAAGCTGGATGCGTTTGGACGCACCCCGTTGTTTGCATCACTTCCCGCCGACGAGCAGGGGCGGCTGAACCGCCAGCACTCCCTGATGGAGCAATACAGCGCCGTTCTGGGTGAGCGTATCGCAGCATTTCAGTGACGGCTAACAAGTAATCACCAGACCTCGCAAGCTCCGCCATGTACAGAAGAACCCGCAAATACTCAGCCGCGCGCCAGGAAGCGATGCAGCGCGGCCGCTCCCAGAGCCGCATGGATCAGCCCGCACCAGACTATCCGGCCGAGCTGCCCGCCGTGCGAATGCGGATCACAGTGGAGCGCTACGACACGGCAGAGCCATCGCGCCACGAGTTCGAGTTGCGGCGCACGAACCGGGTAGATGTCTACGCGGTGCTGGTCGATGGCCAGCCGTGGAAGCACGCGGGCCAGCTCGTCCGCTACAAATCCCCCCACTTGCCACGCCCCGTGAAGCACGGCGGCGGGCAGGATTTGATGCGCGGATCGCGCGGCACGTAGCTGACCGCGCGCAGGCCGTAGGGCCGGGCCTCGGCGTACAAGACGTGCGGGAAGCGGCCCCAGCGGCTGCGGCGCATCATCAGATAGCCGGGCTTGCCCTTGGCGCGCCGGCGCAGGTACAGCAGCAACGCCCACAGCAAGCAGTTGCTGCGGCCGGTCATTCTTTCGCTGGCGGATGCCGTCGCTCTTCGATGTCAAGGATCTCGTTGAGTTGCCCGCTCACTCCGGTGTACTTGGCTCGACAGATGGCGATGGCGTCGGCGGTGTCGCTGTCAGTCGCAAACCGGAGGCCTTGATCGGCGGCAGCGGCTGCGGGCGTACCCGCAGGCTCGCTGGCAGTGGTTCGCACTGGGTCAGCACCGATGGAGTTGAGCAGGCCGACAGTGTCAGCAGACAGGCACTCACGGCCAGATAGGCGAGCAATTTTTCCACGGGCGTCTCCAAGTTGGTTGTTGATGGTGGCCAGGCGGTCTGCCTGACGAAACGCGGCTTTGTCGCCGGCCTTGCGCTGGTCGTCGATGTCTTTTTCTCGCGCCTTGGCGGCTGCTTGCGCGGCGATGGCGTCCTGTCCGGCGTGCCACTTGATTCCGGCGGCAGACCCGGCGAGGAAGATGGCGACAGCGGCAACGATCTGGATCAGTAGTGTGTTCATGATGCCCCCCGCATCTTGGCAATCTGCTGCAGGATCAGCCACAGGCCGTAGGGCAGGTACAACCAAGCCAGCACGCGCAGCCACAGCGGCCCCCATGAGCCGCCGTCGTCGCGCCGGGCGTGCCAGCGCGGCCACTTACATTCGCTTCTATCATGGCCGTCTCCGCCGCAGTAGGTGCAGCGCTTCATACGACCTTCA